TATGGCAGTAGGGATGATAGGTAATGCTATTGTCTCAAAGCTAACTGCTCCTAAAGTTGACCGTTCGAATTCCGAACAGTCAAATACATATGGCTGGGGAGGTACCGAAACTGTTACTGGGCAGGGCTACCCTTTATCCGTGACGTATGGCCGGATGAAAAGCGCGGGGTTGTTGTTATCTCGCCATGTAATTAGTGATGGTGAAAAGCAATATCTTAACCTTTTATACTGTGCGGGTGAGGGCGAATTATCAAAAATAGAAGATATTCGTATTAATGCTAACCCAATCAGTAATTATAAAGATGTGCAGGTGGATATCAGAAAGGGCACAAATGACCAAACAGTTATCCCAAATTTCAATGATAACTTTGCGGATCAATCCCTAAACTATGAATTGACTGAATCATGGAATACACAACAGGTACAAGGCGATGCGTGTGACGCGATAGAGTTAACTGTTGGATTCCCAAACGGATTATATTATTCAAATGATAGCGGCGGCGCTGACCGTACGTCTGTCACTTTGAAAGCAGAAATTCGTAAGGTAGGCGATGAGTCCTGGCAGGCATTACCTTTAGCAAATCAAAAGGGTATGGCCGGCCACATTAAGCGCCGTGATGCGTGGAACTTTATTAAGTCGGATAATAGCGTGACAAATACATCTGATTACGCAGGACGAATTGAAGAGGCGACAAATAATGCGTTTTATCGTGTATTTCGCTTTGACAATCTCGAAAAGGCGCGTTATGAAATCCGTATGCGATGCAGTGCGAAAGATGGGAAAAGCCTGCGCCATGTCAATAAGGTCTACTGGGTACAGCTAACTCAAATTATATATGACGATTTCGTGCATCCAGGGAAAGCTCTCATTGGAATTAAGGCTTTGGCTACATCTCAACTAAGCGGAAGTGATCCAAAAGTGACATGGATTCAAGAGCGTTCAGAGGTGTATGTGTTCAATCCGTATATTAATAAGTACGAAGCTCAACCAGCGGACAATCCCGCATGGGCTGCTTATGATTTAATCCATATCTGCCGTAAAATTGGCGGTGAATATATTGTATTCGGACAGCCCCATATGCGCCTTGACTATAACGCATTTAAGGCATGGGCAGATAAGTGCAAAACAAATGGGTTTACATTCAACTATATATACGACACCGCTATGCGATTATGGGATGCGTTAAAGTATCCAGAAGCAGTAGGTCGAGGGAAAGTAATTCCTGTAGGAACCAGGTTCACATGCGTTAGCGATTATCAATCTACACCGGTACAGTTGTTTACTGTAGCCAATATAAAACACGGTAGCTTTACTGAAGAGTTTCAAGGTGTGGAGGCTAGGGCTAACTCTGTTGAAATATCGTTCCTTAACAAGGATAAGGATTATGAGCGAGACGTCATTCCAGTATATGGGGATACTTACGACGAGTCGGATACATTAACAAATCCGGCACAAGTTGAACTCATGGGGTGCACCAGTCTTGAGCAGGCCTATAAACACGGTAAGCATTTCTTGCGATGCAATAAATATGAAATACGTACTGTGACGATAGAGGCGTTTACTGATGCCATAGCGTGTACGGTAGGAGATATCATTCTAATTCAGCACGACATACCTGAATGGGGCGAGGGCGGTCGTGTGGTTGCGGTAAGTGGCCAGACGATTACACTCGACAAGGAAGTGACTGTACAACCAGGGAAGGACTATCAGTTGCTGATCCGTAGCAACTCTACGGATATTGTCTCTACGTTTAACGTAGTAAATGTATCAGGTCTCAATGTGATTGTTAAAGAGGCTATACCGGTGCAGCCTGATGCGGTATATGCATTCGGAGAGATTTCTAAATCGGCTAAGCCATTTCGTGTGTTAGCTATTACAAAGACACTATCAGAAATGACCCGTAAGATCCAATGCATGGAATATTATCCAGAACTTTACGTATCGGATGATGGCACGGTACCAAGCATTGATTATACGAATCACGGTGCATCTGATATTCAAGCAGTAGGGTTAGTGAGCGATGTCTATGGTGCTAATGGCATCATGTATTCACGAATAGGTGTAACGTGGCAGTTACCTCGTGATGGAAAAGTCTCAAACGTAGTCGTGAATTACCGAAATGTAAAAAGCGATACGTGGACATATATTGGAAACTACCCAGCATCCACAAACGCTACCACGATATCTGATGTGCTACTAGGTGCCACCTATGAAGTACGCGTGCAGGCAATTAATGAGTTAGGTCAGCTGACTACTGGCGTGACAAAATCCATAGCTATACCTAAGATGCAGACGCCAGAGGATGTTCAGAATTTACGTGTTCTAAGTCGATATAATCAGACTGCAGATAAGAGCGTGTACTATGATTTACAAGTACTATTTGACCCGCCTAGTAATCCTGCTAACTTCGATGTGGCGGAGATTTGGTATCTCTTAAAGTCGAAGAGCGGAAAGCCTGTGCCAGGGCAAGAATGGCAGTACGCTGGCAGTAGTAATAGTCAGGTTATTATCAAATCATTAGGTCCAGGTGAGGAGTATAGAATCAAAGCGATTTCGGTTGACCGATTTGGTAACCGGGCAGAAACAGCTCAAATGGTTGATGTGATAGTTAAACCGATGGATGCGATACCCGATACGCCTAGCAACTTTGGTATTACTTTCGGTAGAAATGCCACCGCATCATGGGATGAGGTGCTGAATGCTGACGTCGACTATTACGAATTACGTACTGATAATAATCCTGGTAAAGATACGAATGCTTTATTGGCAAGAGTTAAAGGTACCTCTGCTGTACTTACTTTAACTAAACGAGCAGATACGGTTTATCTTTATGCTCGCAGTACGTTGGGCAAATACTCGACTGCAGCAACGTATGAGTATAACGTTCCGCAGTTGGCCGCGCCTGAGCTTGTAGTAAAAAGCCAGTTAGGGGGATTCAATCTTTACTTCTCAACTAAGCCCGCACAAGCATATGCAATCAGATGCCACGTGATCGGAGATGAACGCACCGATGATTTTGAAACTACTAGCACCATGCTGACATATTCGAACTCAGCCGGAATATACCGGATACGTTGCTCGTTTGTTGATGTGTTCGGAGATGGATTCGTTAACGAGAAGCAAGTCGTGATTAAGACACAAATTGATGCGAGCTTGCTAGACCTTGAGTCTCTCGGGTTGAATAAAGTTGATGAACGAATTAAGGAACTTGATAAGAAATTCAATACGAATTCTGAAGAGACCACTAGAAGAATTACGAATTTGGCGTCACATACGGAATCTCGCATTACTGAGTTAGCTGGTAGCATCGATTTACAAGTTAAAAAAAGTATTGGCGAGATTGATGGTGGTGAGTTGGTGTCTCGCATTAACCTCAGTCAGTCCGGTGTATACATTGCGGGGAAATTGATTCACATCACTGGAGCGACTAAGTTCGATGATAACGTCATTGTTAATAAGATGATTCAGGCTAACGCAGTTACTGCCGACAAATTACATGTTGATAGTTTATCGGCGGTGTCCGGTACAATCGGGTTACTTCGATCAAGAGAGACCGGTGCTCGTGTTGAGATTCAGGATAATCTTATTACAGGTTTTGATGATGATAATAACCCTCGGATTAAGCTTGGGTGCTGGTAGGAGGTATTATGGAACCGCATGTACTAGCTTATGATACTAACGGCAATATCATACTAAATCTCAAGGAAAGGCTCACGCGTATCGAGGGGCGGATGTATGTATCTGACATCCCAAATCGGCGCCAACAAATTACTGTGAATGGATTGCAGCCTGGACAGCATGTTTGGGCCGCAGCCATGGGGCAGTACTTAGTGGCAGAGGTTAGGGGCAATGTCATAACATATTATTTTGCAGTGTCCCAGGATGAATATAATATCAATCGTCAATTTAAGGATCTTACGTACGAAGGGTGGCTGGCGTATGGAATTTATTAATATCCAGAATAAAGAAGGCGTCACGATTATAAACGATACCTATGACAATCTAGTATATCTTAGTTTTCCTAAACAAAAAGAGGCAGTTCTCTACACCGGGGCAATGAGGGGGATAACGCCAACAGTTCAAATTCCACTCAAGCCCGCAGCTTACACTCCTATGTTGGTGCCTACAAGTAAATTCCAATACGGATATATTGCAGGGGAGGCTAACGTAATCCAGGTCTTTTATGTCACTAATTACGCATATCATGGTGACGCACATCTTATAGCAGTATCAGTTCCACAAGGATATGAATTTGCAGCTCAGTGGGTTCATAAACGTCGTGAACGATTAATGGTGCTGGTAGTGGATGTAATTAAGCCAGGCGAAAAGGTAACGCAAGCAATGGTTGATGAAGTGAAAGCTGGTATTAAATTCTATTGCTTTGGATACTTCGAGGACGTTGTGGCTAATGCAGATACACCTCGTATTCGATTTGTTGACAAGGTAGGTAGTAGTAAGCCTAATACGGCACTGCAAGTGCTTGGCCGTCATAAGTATTATAAAGTATCCTGGGCAGCAGATTACAATCTGCAGAATGATGTGATATATGATAGCCGCATCAGGTACCTACGCATAATCGATCACTATGCGCATGATTGGTATAACCAGCTATCAAACTACGTTCCGGATACTTTTACAAACATGGCTCGTGATCCAAAGGCTTATGGCGTCAAGGTTGCGATTATACCCATGTCCGTAATCGATGTATCCGTTTGGGGGCCCAATATCAATAACGGAGATAAAAAGTCACACACGGGGCGAGTGTGGCAAACGTTCAGATTTCACGATGAGAGTACCGTATCGCTGAAATCGTATCAGTTCATTGATTGGAATACAGTCACCTCGTATCCTGTAGGTTGCTCGGGTAAGACTACATCTCAGTATTTGGTAGTCGATGTGACCGGGTACGACAAACAAGGTACAATTCCATTCAATTAAGGGAGATAATAAGTAATGAATGTAAAAGATATAGACCTCAATATTGGCGAGGATTTCGGGATAGTTTATGCAGTTCAAGATGACAATGTGGATTTGACTGGATTTAAGTCAGTATTCGCCATACGAAAGCGAGCAAGTGGTCCGCTTGTTATTAAAGTACAGGGGGTAGCATCTGGGAAGATTGCGACATTCAATATTTCCGGAAAGGATACCCTAGAAATTAAGTCCTTTGGTGAGCATGTGTATGATGCTTTTGCATATAAGGAATCGGAACCTAGCCGATATTACAAACTGGGTATGGGGGTAGTCAATATAATTCAGGATGTGGCCATGCATGATTAGAGGAGGAATGTATTATGCAAAATGAAGCGTTACCAGTAAGAATTGAAGGTCCGATTAAAGTAGAGGCGGAAGTAAAAGCAACCATGGTAGGCGATAATGGGAAAAGTGCTTATGAAATTGCTTTAGCACATGGATTCGTAGGAACCGAGGAGGAGTGGTTGGAATCCTTAAAAGCGAAGATGCCTAACTTATCAGGTGTTGTTTCAGCACTTCAAGGTAAGAACGTTCTTATTAATAGCAGTACCCTTGAAGCGATATTATCTGCTATTGTCCATGCACTGGCGGAGCAACCTTATGCGCCACTTACATTTAGGGAGCCAAGAAAAGGGGATACGGAACTTCGTGTATCTGGGCAAGATGGCTTTAAAGTTCGAGTGAGTGGCAGCACAGAAGCTGTGGAAATCCAATCTGGGAGTGCCACTATTAGAATTCAGCCTTATGGTGCAGATGATATTTATCTTGAATATCTTAACTTAATCGATCATGTCGTTGATACTGTTAAAATCAAAGGTCTTGTTGAATTCAATCCGGAAACGGCCACAGAGATTCTGCCTAAGCAGTTCTATGGCCGTAGTGACTTAGAGGGTGAACTTACCTGTCCAAACGTTGTTAAGGTTGGTGCATTAGCATTCGTTGGAACCGATCACAACATTATCAATTTGCCGAAGGCCACTGATATTGATAGGGATGCTTTCGCTAACAGTTCTCTTGCCGTAATCAATATCCCCGCATTTGTATGGGCAGATGATAACCTTGATTTAAAATCTTATGACCTCATTAGGGTTAATAAAATGACTGTTAGCGAGGAATCTCATCCGCCACGAAATGTTATGATGCAAAAAATTTCATTAGAGGTCTACAATCCGGACCATACTAAAAAATGGAATCTTTATAACGAGAAATGGGAGAAAGCGGAGGCCTAAATGGACGAAATTAGATTATTGCTAATGGACTTCGGAATTCCGGCCTACTTTGCAGATATTGGATTTTGGGTGACCCTCTTGGGGGTCATCTGGGCCGCCCTTAGGGGTTCGTTTCGTGCGATGGTGTGGTTCTTAGAACACACTTCGCTAGTCGCAGTTAAGCAAGAATTAGATGACCATTTGGCTCGACGTATGGATAAGCAGCGTAAGGACTATGACGATAAGTTATCCGATGCTATCAACAGTATCGCTGAATTAACAAAAAGTAATCAGGAAATACTAAAGCAGTTAGTCAAGTTGGAAGAACGAGATGCTGCGAAGTTTCACAGGCTCAATAACCTTGAAACCACAGTTCAGAGTCTGAGTACTGAACTGATGCATATCCAAGTTCTAAATAATATGCCGATAGGAAGAAGTATCACTCTTAATACCGATGATATAGGGGGTGACTGATAATGAAATATCAAATCATGAGCCGACTGAAATCCGTATATAGTGCGGTTCGTGTTGCTAATATTCACCCTACTTTAGTATGGGGTGCGAGAATACTCATACTTATTATGTTAACGCCAATTATATTGGCAACCATGACTTATGCTATTTCATTTTATTTAGGAGAAATATCTAGCACAAACGATAGGATCATAACAATGGGGGCATTCTTAATTGATCATATGTTTGGTGCCCCGGGCGTGATTGTATCACTCACGGGATTATTATGGCTTAGCGTTGATAGGGATAATAATGGTATCCCGGATAAGTTAGAAGAACAACCCAAAATACAACCATTATCGAATATTACAGAAAGGAGTGATTATAATGCACCTCGTTAGTCTTACTGACTTAAACGATTATTGCCGTAGAGCTTTAGGCCAAATCAATAAAATCTATTTGCACTGGACTGCAGGCAGGTATAACCAACAATTTGATGACTACCATATTAACATCGATAGAGATGGAAACATCTACGTTGATGGCGAATTAACAGACCATAAAAACCATACATATATGCGCAATGGTTCTGCAGTAGGTATTGCTTTAGACTGTGCCTATGGGGCTCAATGGACTGATAATCTTGGCGAATATGCTCCTACGGATGCACAGATTGAAACTTTAGCACAAGTAGTAGCTTTGTTATGTGTAGACCTTGGTATCCCATGTGATATCGAGCATGTCTTAACACATGCGGAGGCAGCCGATAACATGGACGGTTATTATGCTCACGAGCCATACGGACCTACCACAACATGTGAACGATGGGACTTATGGGCAGTACATGAGGGCGATACTCCTGGTTCCGGAGGAGATGTAATTCGTGGTAAAGCTAAATATTATGCCCAAGAATGGGGTAGTGTGATTTAGGAGGTATTATGAATGAAAAGATTAAAAACCTTTGGTATGTCAATCGTATCTGGTGTATTGCTGTTATTGTTTGCATCTTTCTCACCTGTATTTGGTTCTATGCCAACAGAACAAGTAATATTGACACGACAGGAATACAACGTGCTACAACAGAAGTTGATAACGCTAGACAATACAATCGACGAGCAGTTGAGGATAATCGACGAGCTAGAACAGCAATTGAACGTAGCCAAGATGTCAACAACAGAATCGAAAGAACAATTACTCGAATCGATGAATCTAATAAAAGAACAGAGGGCGCAATTAATCGAAGCCAAGAACTCATTAGAGCAGCAAGAGCGAACGCTAACAATGCAAAGCGAATCGTTGGCGAAAGTCAACGCATACTTAGAGATGCAGACTCGCGAACTACAGAAAGTAAAGATGCAACAACGGAATAGTAAGTTACTTAATATACTATTAGGCGGTACTGTTGTATACCTAGCGGCCAAGAATTGAGGTGATCCAAACATCTCCCTACCATACGAGGGCGGACGTATGGATTGACTGTAATAATACAAAAGACCTTACCAGAAAATATTTCCTGGTAAGGTCTTTTTTTTGTAGAAATTTGTGATTATTTTGTTGACATTATACCCGATATAGGGTATAATAAAGACATAGAAAGGAGGTGAAAAGTTGAGTAAGAAAAGGTTAAAGAAGTTAAAAAAGTGGCTACCCTTAATAATAGCAATCATCCAACTAGCGACTGCGGTGATTACAGCAATTACAAAAGAGTAACCACAGGAGCCCGAAAGGGCTCCACTCTTCCCCCTTAATTATATCAACTGATAAATATGATTACAAGAATATCTTTATTAATAGGGATTATTGCCTTAGTACTATCTATTTATAATTTATTAATATCTTTGAAGGTGATTTAAGTGGAATTAAACGATGTTATGACTCTTCAGGAAGCTTCAAAACGCTGGAATATTACAGCTGACGCTTTAAAACAGAATTGTAGGGGCCGTGTTAAAAATGGATTCAAACCAGGAGAATACAGAAAGTCTGGCAAGAATTGGTTAGTAACTAGACAAGCTATGGAACGGTTATACGGGGAGGAAATAAAAATGCTAAAAGTGATTAATTGTACATCTAATCAACATCGAGAAATGGGAACAGTAGAATCTTATAAAGAAGCATGGGAGCTTATTTTAGAAAGAGAAATGCGCCAATCACCTTGCATTGGTAAATGGGACAAGGCTCAATGGGAAGAGTGCAATATGCAAGATGAATTTCCCGATTTTAAATGGCCAGAAGATGTAGATTATGTTTGGACTGCTGATTGGATTAATGAAGTTATATTAGATCCAAAAGAATATGATGAAGATGGTGTTCGAGGATTAATAGACGATTTAATGTTATCTTATAAAATTGAAGAAATTGACTAGATTTTTATAATAGTATATATTATATAAACGTTTAAAATCGTTCTAAAATTTCATGAGTTGCCCAACTGTTACTCAACTTTTTAAAATTTAAAGTACTATAAACATAGTAAATAAGCGGTTTTATAATAATGTCAAAATTGTACTCCAAATAATACATACAGTTCTACAAATGCAGAAAGCACAGTACTTATGAGAATAGGTACTGTGCTTTTTCTTTTAAAATTAGCTAAAATTTGTGTGCGTTGCTCAACCATTGCACAACCTTTAGCTAAATGATGCGGGTATCTTATTTACTTCTTCAATATACTGCTCAATCGTTTTATGCGTGTACACATCTGCGGTGATGTCTTTGCTTTGCGTGTGGCCGACTATGGATTTTAGAATATATCGATCCACTCCGTAGTTACTAGCCAATGTGATGAACGTATGTCGAGTATCATGTGGTAAGTGGTCAGATATTCCTAACTCCTTACAAAATCGCTTTACCGGCTTTCCTAGGTACTTTGAAGTGTACCCATGAGGGATAAGTGTATCGGAGTTAGAAACGAGCGCCTGGGCGTAAATTTCGCGATAAAAAGGCATAACACAATCTGCGATAGGTATAATTCTATCCTTACCTGCTTTTGTCTTTACACCGCCGATGACATATCGCTCATCCAGGTGGGCATTTTCAAGTTTTATGGACAACAACTCAACGGGGCGCATGCCGGAGTAAATATACATTAAAAGTAATTTGGCTATATCCATGTGAGTATGTTCCCATATTGCTTGAATTTCTGCCTCCGTAAAAGGCTTATGTATATCTGACTTTTCCGCCGGCTTTAGTTCCAAGAGTGCAGCATAGTTCTTTATAATAACATCATTCTTGATAGCTGCCTCAAAGGCGCCATTCAATCCTTTTACAATAAGACCGATAGATGACCGACTCAAATGGCTATTTTCATCGATTATGGATTGTAGATGGACGAGTTTGATTTCTTGTATAGGTTTATTCCAAATAGAGGTTAACTTAGCCTGTGCGGTCGAATATCCGCCTTTTTTGACATCTATCCCTTTCCGCTCTTTATCGGCAATCATCCATCGCCAGCATTCACTGAATAAAACTTTTTTAGTTTCAAATTTCTCTGGGTAGATGCCGTATTCTGATAAGGCATCCCATGCTTCTTTTGATTTAGCATAATAGCCGATTGTCTTACGTTTACATTTACCATTCTCGTCGTAGCCAGTAGTTACGACTGCACGGTACGGCTTGCGTAAAGGCTTATGCTTCATTTTATAAACGGATCCAGTTCCGTTTGCCCTTTTCATAGCCATATTTATATTCCTCTTAAAATACCCCTATCATGTGATAGGGGTATTATTATTTTACTTAAACTTTATATCGTGTGGAACTCCATTTATATAATACGTAAATGATACTTTACCGGAGCGTATCAGTTCTTGCTCTTCGGGGGATATCGCACTCGATATTAATATGTGATGATACATAAATGAACTAGGAAATGCCAGCAATGCATAGTTTGGTGGTACTGTCTGAGCTATTGTGAAATCACCATCAAAATCACCTGCATCGGTATGTGCCATACCGTGAGAGTCTACTTGTTGCCTAGTAAAAGTCCAATCTTCAATAACAATTTGCGTGAATGTATACCCTGCTACCGTAGCATTCTTCAAAGTAAGACTTGCGGATGGTTTTAACGCTATAGCCACTCCTATAATTAATATTATTAGTATGACTATAGTAGATACCCCAATTTTACGATTCATATTAACATCTCCCTTTATGCATCTTCACAAAGTCACATTGTACATTACGACTTTACCAATTAGGTATAAGTCATCAGTTGCATCATAGCTGAATACGATATCGCGGAACGCCATATTGTTGCTGTCCGGTCTAAATACGAATTCTTGATGCGGGCTATCATTATAAAATCTTTTAACTGTGTAGTCGCCACCGTTCTTAATTACGACAATGTCGCCATCATGGATGTCACTTAGCTCTACATTAGTTAAAACGGCAATAACGGCGCCGTTTTGAATGACATTATTCATGCTTTCGCCGTTTACGTGCATGAGAATAATATTTCTATTACCCGCGTAGCGACCCATCATAAAGTCCGGAATCATAACACTTGGCATATAGTTGATGCTATCTATATTAGTTAATGCGCCTGCTGAAACTGATGCAGGTACAAATTTGTAAGTACTGATAGGCATATCCGTTATATTATTGTCAGACTCTTCACCTAGTAATTCCATGATATTGACACGGAGTATATCGGCTAGTTCGTATAATTTACCTACAGGCGGCTCGGCCATACCTGTTTCCCATTTTTGTATAGTTGTAAAGGATTTATATCCTAGCTTTTTTGCTATATCTTCTTGTGATAGATCACGAAGTCGTCTAAATCGTCTAATGTTATCTGAAAGTCTCATCTCTTCCTCCTTAATCTCTCCCCAAACTATAGTTAAATTATAGTATATATTTGACTTAAATTCAAATAGATTTAATATTTTTTTGTAAAAACTTGAAAAAAATTCAAATTAATGCTTGACCTTGAATTTAATTCATGTTAAGATGATGTCACAAAAGGAGGTGGTATTAATGCCCGAGAAATTTTATTTAGCTGAATTAAGGGCAAGAAAGGGTCTTACACAAGCCCAAGTAGCCGCGGATTTAGGCGTATCTTTACCGACCTATGGTGCATGGGAAAAGGATATCTCCAACGTGGCTATAAGTAAAGTTGTAGCAGTGGCTGCATACTTTGGGTGTACCGTAGACCAAATTTTTTTGACCAGGGACTTGAATTAAAATCAAGTAAAGGAGGGGCAGTGCACATGATTAGAAAAGTGATTTCGGTCGCTCAAATGTCGACCGTGCTCGGTGTTAGTCTAACGGCTATCCGAGAGGGCATCGCAAGAGACCGATTTCCGTTCGCGTATGCCTGGCAGTCGCCAGGTAAGAAATCCCGTAGCTTTGTCATCGATAAAGAGGGATTTAGGACGTTCCTTGTCCATTCATTAGGCTGGGACGTGAAAGTAGTTGATGCGGAGTTTGAATCCGCAGGAATTCATTAGGAGGAATTAATCATGACATGGATTGACGCAGGAATGCATTTAAGCTTTGCTACTGCTGCAGTAGCATCTATTTTATCAATGATGATGTTATAAAGGAGATCAATTTATGGGCTATATGTTATTGGGGACGTTCCTTGTAGCGGGCTCTATGGGGGCCTTGGAAGTAGACCAAATCGGTTGGGAACAGTTTATATTGCAATCGTTAATCGGATTCGTTATATCCCTATACGGCTTTTATAAAGATAAAGCCGAAATGGATGCAGAGGAGGAGAAAAATGTCACGTACATTCCACGAGTAAGAACTCACGGCGATTATTGTAAAAACCCTTATTATAGCTAAAAGGAGACAGAAAATGACAAAACCTTATATCAGCAAACAAAAAGTAAGGGACTTCGTATCCCGTATTAGTTCTGACAAAACCGATGCAATTGAAAATGAATATGAAGCGCTATTAACTAAAGAAATTAAATCACTAGATGCCTTTAAGCGTTTAGAAGATGCTCTATCCGAAGCACGGAAAGCAGCTATGGAAATTAGGCAAGCGGGATTTGGCGGTAGCGTTTTGGCTAATATGCCGACTTCGGATTTTTTAATTGATCGCATGATTAGTCGGGGTAAAAGTTTCTATCATGAACCACCAAAAGCAGGGGCTGCTATTTGTAAGCTCTTAAAGCCGTTCGTGGAACGACTAACAAAAGTACGTAATGCTAGACAAAGTGCTTACAGAATTATTGATGAAGCTCAAACCGGACGTGCTGCTGCAGATGCGTTAAAAGAAGCAGGTCTAGATTATTACACATGGGAAAATAGGAAGCCGGAGATGGTGCTTGATTTAAGCGCTTTGAAAGGTGGTGATTAAATTGCGAAATTGTAGTACCTGTCCAAAGCGAGATTATTGCATTCCTGATGAATGCGAGGATTTGGGCATAAAAAATGAGCCTGATGATGCGGCAACATCAACAAGCTCAAATTAGAAAAATATTATTCTACGTTGATTATATCACAGAAAGGACAACTTATGGAATTCCTATTAGTTACTTACGATACCAGTGATTATTACTGGCAAAATAACACGCCTGTGCATAACCCAGATGAATTTTGGTTTAGATATTACGACTCCGATACAAATATTCCAATCGACAACATTGGTATCGGTGATTGGGTTGTTGTTAAATCAAGAAATGGCTTAGGCGTTGCTCGTGTTTTGAAAAAGGCAAAAGACCTTGATACTGTTCGGATGCAAGGTTTCAAAGGGAATGTAGTTAAACAGGTCATTGCAGTTATCGATACTTCTAAATGTGATAAACGTGAAAGCGATCGAGCTAAATTGGAGGACATCGAAAAGAAACTCGAACAAAAGGCTAAAAACGCTGAGCGCTTGACTATGTATCGATTACTTGCAAAAGATAATCCGGAATTCTCAGCGTTACTTACTGAGTATGAATCTGTAAAGGCGTCTGTAGATGAATTATAACGCTTTCATCAACTCCAAGTCTAAAATGTCAGAATCTCATGGATTTGTTATTGACGCAGGTATGTTAAACAAACATTTATTTGACTTCCAACGAGATATCGTTAAATGGGCCTTAGCAAAAGGTAAAGCTGCCATATTCGCAGATTGTGGATTAGGTAAAACTTTAATGCAGCTGTCCTGGGCGTATGAGATTTATCTACATACAGGTGGATCAGTACTCATATTAGCACCACTAGCTGTGGCCGCTCAAACACAGTCCGAGGGTGAACGTTTCGATATTCCTGTGACTATATGCGAATCTGATGATGATATTGCGCCAGGCGTTAATATTACGAATTATGAGAAATTGGGACGATTCAATACCGATAATTTGATAGGTGTCGTGCTTGATGAATCGAGTATCCTAAAGTCATTTACTGGTAAGGTACGTACGGATTTAATAAATCGATTCAGTAATACACCATACCGTTTGGCATGTACGGCAACACCTGCACCGAATGACTATATGGAGCTTGGCAATCATGCGGAGTTCCTCGGCATCATGAGCCGTAATGAGATGTTATCTATGTATTTCACGCACGATGGTAGTGATACCGCTAAATGGCGATTAAAAGGTCATGCGGAAAATACCTTTTGGGAATGGATGGCGTCATGGGCAGTCGTGATAGATAACCCGGCATCCCTGGGATATGAAGATGATGGCTATGAATTGCCTGAGTTACACGTACATGAAATCGTAGTTGATAAAACTGGCGAAGATGTCCCTACTTTATCATTATTGGAACGCCGCAAAGCACGCAAAGCATCTCTTGAATCAAGATGTCGAGCGGCCGCTGATTTAGTCAATGCATCTAATGAGCAATGGCTAGTGTGGTGCGACCTTAACGATGAATCGACTATTCTGAAAGAAATGATTGATCTCGCAGAGGACGTCAAAGGTAGCGATAAGGCGACTCGAAAACAGGGCATGATGTTAGGTTTTGGTTCTGGATTCCTAAAATGCTTGGTAACAAAACCAAGTATCGCCGGATTCGGAATGAACTGGCAAAACTGCCACAATATGATATTTGTCGGTCTATCCGATAGTTATGAACAGTATTATCAAGCGCTTCGTCGATGCTGGCGATTTGGCCAGAAGCATGAGGTAAACGCCTATATCGTAATTTCCGAAAAGGAAGGCGCGGTTAAAGCGAATATCGAACGTAAGGAAGCGGATGCTATTAAAATGAAGGACGCTATGATTGCGCTAACCCGTGATGCTGTTCGTACTGAATTATCTAAAACTAGACGGGAATCAACGGAATATAATCCGTGTGTGCCGATGGTGTTACCTAACTGGGCAGAAATGAGGGCTGTTATATGACTAAAATTTACGTAAGCCATCCATTCGGAGGATTGGCTAAAAATAAAAAGAATGCTGACTCTGTATTAAAGTGGCTGCAGGACGATATGGGCGTATTTCCGATAAAGGAACCTTTTGGCAATGATACGCATAACATATTCCTATCGCCTATACATATGTTTGGGCATTTATATAACAAGGTTGATTATGATACCGGCATATGCTGGTGTATTGACCTTCTAAGTGGTTGCGATGCAATCATAATGTGCAACGGATGGGAGAACTCAACCGGGTGCAATTTGGAGCTAGCTTATGCTAAGGCTCATAACATAAGAGTCATCCATATCAATGAATTAAAAGCAGCCAGATTAACTAGATTATCTGTTGATGCAGGTATGGATAAAGCTATAGCTGCCCTAGCTGGATTTGCAATGCTGCAAGCGTTAAATAAAAAAGCAAAGGAGGACCTACAACGTGAACGTGCTAAATCAGTTAATTGAGTCCCGATTTGCAATTTATAATGGTGACTCAGTAGAAGTGCTGAAAGGGCTGCCTGATGATAGCGTTCATTACTCCATATTTAGCCCTCCTTTTAGTAGTTTGTATGTCTACTCTAATTCTGATAGGGATATGGGAAACTCATCTACTGATAGTGAGTTTTGGCAGCACTTCAAGTACTTGATCACAGAACTATACCGCGTAATAATGCCTGGGCGATTAGTATCAGTTCATTGTATGGATTTGCCACTCACGAAATCTAGGGACGGCGTTATCGGAATGAAAGATTTTCCCGGTGATATTATTCGAGCCTTCCAGGATGCTGGATTCGTGATGCATTCCCGAGTCACAATTTGGAAAGATCCTCTCATTGAGGCTACTCGGACAAAGGCGCTAGGGCTTTTACACAAGCAAATTGTAAAAGATTCTGCCATGTGTAGAATGGGGGCGCCTGATTACATCGTGACATTGCGTAAACCTGGTGACAATCCGGAGCCCATCGCGCATCCAGATGGATTTACTCAGTTCTTCGGTCAAGAGGAGCCTGAGGGAATCAAAGGGGTTGAACGACCGGCGCCGGATCCAGAGTTGTTTGATAAAAAGCAGAAATATAATACGGAGCCTATGTATAGCCATCAAGTATGGCGCCGATATGCTAATCCCGTATGGGCCGATATCCGCCAAACACATACGCTGAATTATAAAGCAGCTCGTGACAATAAGGATGAACGTCATATTTGCCCGCTACAGCTAGATACTGTGGCTCGTTGCATAGAATTGTGGAGTAATCCGAATGATATCGTACTCGATCCATTTGCCGGTATTGGTACTGTACCAGTTATGGCACTTCGTATGGGGCGTAGGGCTTTAGGTTTTGAGTTAAAAGAATCGTATTACAACCAATCAATTATTAATATTCAGGAGGATTTAAACAATGATTAAAGTTGAAGTTCAAGGTGTTAATGTACTGGATGTATATAATCAGCTAAAAGCTGTGTTAAATCAATTCAAGAGTTTTGTAGATAACGACAGGGCAATGGATGATAAAGCCCCTAGCATAGTAGATACAGTGGTATCTACAGTAGCAGCACCGTCCGTGTGCGTATCTAATCTAACTCCACAAGATACAAATCAAGGTGTACCTACTACAACAGTAGCTGTGCAACCAAACTCCGTATCCATGACATCACCTAATGCAGCTGTACAAGTTACTCCTACTCAAGTAGCCGTTACGGCACCAACTGTCAACGTAGCCACTGCAGCACCGGCACAAACACCAGTCACCGCTCCGGTATCTCAAGAAGTTAAAAAGTATACATTACCTGAAATTCAAGCGGCGCTTGCACCATTACTTGACGCAGGGAAAGCTGTAGAATTGCAACAATTAATGGCACAATTCGGTGTTCAATACTTGGGTGAAGTACCTGAGGACAGATACCCTGAATTAGTAAATGCAATTAGAGGATTGGGGGCAAGAATCTAATGGCACCTCGATCACATGCATTATTAAACGCATCGGGATCGCACCGGTGGCTGCATTGTACAGCTGCTCCTCTCTTAGAGGAGAACTTTCCCGATAGTACATCTGTGTATGCAAAGGAAGGAACCCTGACACACGAACTTTGTGAGTTAAAACTACAGAAGTATACAACGGCCATGGCGAAATCCACATACACTCGCAAGTTCAACAAAATCAAAAAAGATGAATTGTGGCAACCAGAAATGGACGATACCTCGGAAACATACCTCGAATATGTTAAAGGCGTTATGTTAGGCTGTACGGCAACTCCAGTAGTAGCAATTGAAAAACGCGTTGACTTTAGCCGTTATGTACCCGATGGATTTGGCACGGCTGACTGTATTATCCTATCGGGTGACACTTTGCACATCGTTGATTATAAGCACGGAAAAGGGGTAGTTGTTGATGCGGAACACAATCCGCAAATGATGTTATACGCACTAGGTGCGATTGATGCATATAGATTACTCTATATGTTCAATACGGTTAAAATGACTATCGTGCAGCCCCGTGTTAATAACATCAGTGAATGGGAAATCCCTACGGCAGAACTACTGGAGTGGGGTAATACATTCGTCAAACCTCGTGCAGACGAGGCTATGTCTGGCAATGGTAAATTTGAACCCGGCGACTGGTGCAGATTCTGTAGGGCAAAACAACAGTGCAAAGCCCGATATGAGGCAAATGACTCATTGCACAGTGCGCTAGTTGCTAATCATGATCCTCGACTTATCTCGATGACAGAACTCGGTGAATACCTTCGTCGGGGCAAAGACGTCGCTGCTTGGCTCGAGGATATGAAAGACTACGCACTCACTGAATCTCTTAATGGGGTGACAGTCCCTGGCTGGAAAGCTGTAGAGGGTCGTGGTAGTCGGGCCTTTCAAGACACCGATGCTGCTATCGATACTTTAATCAAAGCTGGCATCGATGAAAGCATTCTATATGAACGCAAGACATTAACATTGGCTCAGATGGAAAAGACCATCGGTAAAACCCAATTTAATGATATGGTAGGCGACATGATAGTTAAGAAAGCAGGTAAGCCTACCCTAGTTGAGGAATCCGATAAGCGCCCTCGGGTTACCAATCAACCTACTGCGGCGCAAATATTTAATGTATCTAATGATAATAATGGAGGTAATTAATTATGTCATTCGTTCCACAACCAACTGAAGTATTATTGCAAAATGTTCGTGTATCCTATTGCCATCTATTAGAACCTTGGGCTAATTCCACACAGCCTGGTGCTAAACCTAGATATTCAGCTACTATTCTTTTGCCTAAAACTGATGTAGCTCAACACCAAGCACTTATGAATGCTATCGAGGCTGCTATCCAAGCCGCGCGTACCAAATTCGGCGCACGTGTTCCAGCACAGCCTAAAGTACCAATTCATGACGGTGATGGTTACACACAATCTGGTAAGGAATTTGGCCCTGAATGTAAAGGTCATTGGGTATTTACAGCAGCGCAAGACGCTAGTTATAAAGTTGAAGTAGTAGATCTTCAAGGTAATCCTCTCACAAATCCTACGCAAGTATACTCCGGCATGTATGTCAATGTACTCGTTCGATTCTTCTTCTACTCCAATCAATCCACTGGTATCGGATGTGGTTTAGGTCCTGTTCAAAAAGTACGCGATGGTGAAGCGCTGGGTAGTATGCCTGTTGCTGCATCCTCTGTATTTGGTGCACCTCAAGGTAGCGCAGCTAATGTTTATACCGGTGCTCCAGTAGCAGCAGGTCAACCTGTGCAACAACAAGCACCTCAACAAGGTTATGTACAACCGGCATACGCTACGACACCTCAGCAACCTGTACAGCAAGCTCCTGTAGGGATTAACCCTGTAACTGGTCAACCTTACTAATAGGTGCCTGATATGAGGCATCTAAGTATTGATATAGAAACATATTCATCGACTGATATCTCATTCGGCGTGTACAAATACACTGAATCTCCTGATTTCGCTATATTACTCTTTGCGTATTCCTACGACTTTGGTTCTGTTGAAGTTGTAGATTTAGCGCAGGGAGGAGTAATTCCTGACAGTGTAATTCATGATTTATTAAACCCAGATGTAATCAAGCACGCTTACAATGCACAATTTGAAATTACATGTCTAAATCGTGCAGGGTTAATCACATCGGTTGATCAGTGGCAATGCACGATGATTCATGGTGCCTACCTAGGATATCCTATGGGCCTAGCCTTACTCGGCAAGGCCCTGGGATTACCTCAGGATAAGAAAAAGGATGCATCGGGGAAAGCACTTATCAAGTACTTTTGTACACCATGTAAGCCTACTAAACGTAATGGGGGCCGTACCCGTAATCTACCTAGACACGATATGGATAAATGGAACGCATTCATTGAGTACAACCGCCAGGACGTTGTGACCGAGATGGAATGTTATCACAGATTAGCCTCGTTCCCTGTACCTGATGATACGTGGAAAGATTGGCATCTTGATATTCAAATCAATAGTAGAGGGGTACGCATCGACCATGAATTGGTTGAAGGCGCCCTATTCATTGATGAAGAAAATCGCGAAATGCTGATGAATGAAGCTTATCAAATTACAGGACTTAGCAACCCTAACAGCCGCAATCAATTACTTGATTGGTTAAACAATAATACTAATGTCAGTCTTGAGAAGTTAACTAAGGACACTGTGGCCGATGCTCTGTCGGATGCTGATGATGTTGCCGCAAAAGTACTTATGATTCGGAAGAAACTCGCGAAGTCATCGGTATCTAAATACACCATGATGGACGGTGCTATGGGCGCTGATCTTCGTCTTAGAGGAACGTTACAATTCTATGGCGCTAACCGTACCGGACGCTGGGCGGGTCGTCTTATCCAGGTGCAGAACCTGCCGAGAAATTACATCGAGAACCTTGACACGGCTCGGCATCTCGTTAAGACCAAAAACCGTCAAGGGTTAGAACTTCTGTATGGTGATGTATCGGATACGCTATCTCAATTAATTCGTACCTCAATTATTGCTGAAGAAGGTAATACATTATGTGTGGCAGACTTCTCAGCCATAGAGGCTCGGGTCATTGCATGGTTATCGGGAGAACATTGGCGTCAACGTGTATTCGCTGAGGGCGGAGACATATACTGTGCTTCCGCATCATCGATGTTCGGTGTTCCCGTTGTTAAACATGGCGAGAATGGGCACCTTAGACAAAAAGGTAAAGTCGCTGAATTGGCACTCGGCTATCAAGGCGGAGTGAATGCGCTAAAAGCCATGGGCGCTCTTGATATGGGGCTCCATGAGGAAGAATTACCTGAAATCGTAAATTTGTGGCGTAACGCATCACCTAGAATACGAGATTTATGGTATGCCGTTGAAAATGCGGCCGTGTACACCGTTACTACCGGGAATCCTATAGGCCTTGACCACGGCATTATGTTCCGTTTGGAAATTGATCCAATATATGGATACCGATATATGACGATTGAACTACCTAGCGGACGTAAGCTGTTTTATCCTAGCCCAAGCATTAAGCAAAATGCATTCGGTAAGGATGCTGTACATTTTAAGACTAAGGTAAATGCTGCATGGGTTACTGAAAGTACCTATGGGGGTAAGTTAGTCGAAAACATCACACAAGCAGTCGCTCGCGATTGCTTAGCATTGACGCTGCGCCGATTGGAGGATGTAGGATATCAAATTATCATGCACATCCATGACGAAGCTGTACTTGAAATCAATAAGCATAACGCAGAATCAATACTAGATGATGTTAATGCTATATTCTCAATCGCCATACCTTGGGCAGATGGGCTACTATTATCATCCGCAGGATTTACTAACGACTATTATATGAAAGATTAGGAGGGGATACACTTGCAAAACGATAAACTGATTACCATCAGTATCGGTGCGAGTCGCACATCAAAGCAATGGACCCGTACGGAGATGTTATGGTCCGAGTTTTGTGAACGCCTCAAAATCCCCGTTCGTACAACAGAAACCGTGGACGAATACCACAGATTGCCAAAATCTGAGAAAAGCAAGCTAAAGGATATAGGCGGCTTTGTTGGTGGTACGTTAAACGGTCTACAACGTAAAGCTATTAACGTGTCTGGGCGTGATCTGATTACTCTTGATATGGATGCCATATCGCCTGGGGAAACTGAGAACGTCGCCCGCACGATTGACAGCCTCGGTATGGCTTATGCCATCTACTCAACCCGTTCTCATACGGTGCATCGTCCACGGTTACGCGTTATCGTCCCTACTGATAGAACAATGACACCTGATGAGTATGAGCCTATCGCTCGTAAGCTGGCGGAGCTCATCGGCATCGGTATGATGGATGGAACTACGTTCGAGGCATCTCGGCTTATGTACTGGCCATCATGTCCTAACGATGCGCAATACGTATATTACGTAGGTGATAAGGCGTTCTTATCTGCTGACGGTATGCTCGGCCAATATACTGATTGGCGAGATGTACGTTCTTGGCCACAGGTACCTGGTAAAGAAGCATCGCAGCATGAAAAGCAGTTACTTGCAAAGCAAGCTGACCCGAGAGAAAAGCCAGGTATTGTAGGTGCTTTTTGTCGAATATATGGCATCCGTGAGGCGATTGATAAATTCATACCTCATGCATATGTCGATGTTGATGGCAGCGAGGACCGTTTAACGTTCGTTACTGGCTCAACGGTAGCCGGGGCGGTTATCTATGATGACGATACATTCCTGTTCAGTCACCATAATACTGACCCGTGTAGTGGTCAATTAGTTAATGCCTTTGACCTTATCCGGCTGCATAAGTTCCACAACTTAGACGAGACTGCTAAGGACGGAACACCTGGGCATAAGCTTCCGTCTTACATGGCTATGGCTAAACTAGCTATGCAAGATACGGTAGTCGTTAATGAACTCAACATGGCCCGTGCCCGAGAATCGGCATCAAATGTATTTGCTGATATTATCACGGATGTATCGGCTCACGCTGAGACATCCGACCTCGACCCTAATGCGTTGACGAATGTCGACTGGATGAAAAGCTCGACTTTAAAGTACGACGAGAACGGTCGACCTAAGAATACGCTAGATAATATGCTTAAAATCATGCATCATGATCCGGCGCTTGTCGGTAGACTCGCCTATGATAGATTCGGTTCAAGATACGTGGCAAAAGGGGCCCTACCATGGAACCCAACACCAGGACTTCGCATATGGACCGATGCAGATGATGCGGGCTTACGGTGGTACCTAGAAAATAAATATGATATCACCGGCAAAGATAAAATCATGGATGCCCTCATCATGTGTGCTGAGCAAAATGGATTTAATGAAGTGCTAGATTACCTTAATGGGTTATCCTGGGACGGCATTGCCCGATTGGATACCATATTCATCGACTACTTAGGGGCTGAAGATAATGTGTATACTCGTGCAGCCGCTAGAAAGTCATTTACGGCGGCAGTAGCGCGAGCGTTTGAGCCTGGGTGCAAGTATGACACGATGCCGATTCTTATCGGCGGTCAGGGTATTGGTAAAAGTACCCTTATCCGCACGATGGGCAAAAAGTGGTATGCTGATGGCTTAAACACATTTGAAGGTAAGGAAGCTGCAGAAGGTATTCAAGGTAAATGGATTATAGAAGCTGGTGAAATGGCCGGGTATTCGAGGGCGGAAGAAAATGCATCTAAGCAATTTTTAAGTCGTCAGGTAGATGTATTTCGTCAGGCTTATGGCCGACGTACGCAAGAGTATCCACGGCAGTGTGTATTTTTTGGCAGTACGAATCAGTATGAGTTCCTAAAAGATATTACAGGTAATCGCCGATTTTGGCCTATTGATCTTGAGATGACGACTCCACGAAAGAACATATTTGTTAATCTTCCGGGAGAAGTTGACCAGTTATGGGCGGAGGCCTTGTATCGTTATAAAAGCGGGGAAAGCCTCATTATCGAGGATGACCCGGCTGTACTAAAACTGGCTGATGCGGCCAGAGAGGCGCATATGGAATCAAATACCAAAGCAGGACTGATTAATGAGTTTTTATTAATCAAGGTGCCTTTAAATTGGAATGTGATGAGTCGGAGCGCCAGGAGGACGTATCTTAGCATGAATGCTAAACCTGCCGAGGGGCAAGAATTAGTATATCGTGACCGTATTTGTGCGGCAGAGGTTTGGTGGGAATGTTTTGGTAACGACCCAAGCCGCATGAAGAAGATCGAGACCAGGGAAATTAATCAAATACTGGCGGATTCCCCGTACACAATGGGCGGAAGTCAGTTAATGAGATTTGGTGAATATGGACATCAAAGAGGGTTCAGAATCAACGAGTCAAAACTGAAATTATAGCGTTAACATTCTCAATTAAGCGTTAACATTCTCAGTATTTTTGTTAACATTAGAATGTTAACGAATTCGGAGAATGTTAACGTACTATGTTAACGCATAAAGTCAGTAATTATCTATATTTATATAGGTTGGTTAACATTGTTAACATTATATACTGGTAAATATCAAAACAAAGAGTTTTAAGAAAAAATACGCCCTTTACAGCCTTAATTTGAACCCTCATATACGCGTATGTAAACATGTTAACGTTTAAAAATTTCAGAGGTGAGAAATGCTAGAAAAGGATATCGAGAGAAAATTAGTTGCAGGCGTCAAACGTTCGGGAGGTAAAGCATATAAGTTTGTATCCCCTGGCAATGTCGGTGTGCCTGATCGAATCGTCATATGGCCAAATGGTGTTATTCATTTCGTAGAATTGAAGACATCCAAAGGTGCACTTTCGCGGTTACAGGGAGTCCAAGCCCGTGAACTACAAAAGTTAAATCAAAAAGTATTTGTGCTAAAAGGTGCTGACGCCGTGGCTGATTATTTGGATCAATTCATAGAAGAATTTGGGGTGAAAGCGTAATGCAGTTTATTCCGCATGCGTATCAACGATATTGTATCGACAAGACCGTTAATCAAAATAAGATAGGGTTATTTCTGGATATGGGTTTAGGGAAAACGATTATCACGTTATCCGCTATATACGAATTGAAGTACTCCCGATTCGCCATTCGTAAAGTGCTAATCATAGCGCCTAAGAAAGTGGCGGAGGCTACATGGCAACGCGAAGCACGAAAATGGGATGGCGTAGGTATATTAAGGATATCTACTGTATTAGGTAGTCTGACAAAGCGCATTAAGGCGTTAAACACACCTGCCGACATCTACATCATCAATCGTGAGAATGTAACGTGGCTAGTTGATTACTATAAGAATGCATGGCCGTTTGACATGGTAGTTGTGGATGAATCTAGTTCTTTTAAGAATCACACAGCTAAGCGCTTTAAATCATTAGCCTATATGCATAACCACATCAAGCGTATGGTGTTGTTAACAGGTACGCCAGCCCCTAACGGATTAATCGATCTATGGGCGCAAGTGTATTTATTAGACCGCGGCGCGTCGTTAGGAAAAACGTATACAGGATTTAGGGATTACTATTTCGAGCCCGATCAGAGGTCACGCGAAATGGTGTACTCCTATAAACCTAAATCCGATTCAAATGACAGTATCATGGCGGCAATATCTGGGTTATGCATATCCATGAAAGCTGATGACTATTTGGAATTACCTCCAATCATCAACGATATTAAATATGTGCAGTTAGATTCAAAAGCTAAAAAGACCTACGAAGATATGGAGCGTACATCTGTATTAGAGTTGATTGAAGCTGGCGAAGATATCACAGCTTTGAGTGCAGCCGCATTATCTACAAAGCTACAACAGTTAGCGAATGGCGCCGTATATGATGGCGGTAGGAACGTTCACGAGATACATGGCTGTAAAATTGAGGCTTTTATGGAACTTGTAGAACAGTTAAACGGCAAGCCTGCATTAGTGTTTTACAACTTTAAACATGACTGTGAACGGTTAAAAGCAGCATTGGCTAAGACTAAATTACGAGTCTGTGAGTTAAAAGGTGCCGATGATGAGATAGCGTGGAATGCTGGAGAAATTGACATTCTATTAGCGCATCCGGCTAGTACGGCATACGGGCTTAACTTACAGGATGGCGGAAACCACGTAATATGGTTCGGATTAAATTGGAGTCTTGAGTTATATCAGCAAGCTAATAAGCGGCTACACCGCCAAGGTCAAATGGAGAAGGTAATTATCCATCATCTAATATGTGAGGGAACTCGTGATGAGGATATGATGGATGCATTAGCCCAAAAAGATCGAGCACAGGAATATGTGCTGCAAAGCCTAAAAGCAAGAATCGATAAATACAGAAAGGATGATTAATATGGATCAATTAATAATGGCGGGATTAATCGGAGCCATCGTGGTAATAGTGTGTTACACGACTATTCAAGTAATAGATATCATTGATAATCGAAAATACAAGACCTCATATGGGCTAACCCCAGGTAGATTGTATGAGAGACCCAATAATCCCCCGCCGCCACCTATTAAGTTATCAGCTAGCGAGGAATTAGGGCGATATATAGCTGATGAAAGATTTAGGCATTTAGGAAAAGTAACGAATCAATTTGGGATACATATGGGTAAAGTTATAGCAGATAAATCCCCTAATCGCATAATTAGTCAATGCGATGATATAAACCACCCAAGCCATTATACACAAGGAGATATCGAGGTTATCGATTACATCGAAGACATGAAACTTGGGTATCGATTGGGTAATGTAGTGAAGTATGTATCCCGAGCTGGTCATAAGGGCGATGCTATTAAGGATTTGAAAAAAGCCCGTTGGTATCTAAATCGGGAAATTGCAAAGAGGGAAGAGCATGACAAAAGTCGAGCGACTACTAATTAACAAAGGGCACTATCTAGATGACACGTATCATCTTGTCATGGATATAGTTAAGGTTGTAGATAATCTCAAGGATAATGTTGCCGAGAGATTAGATGATGATCTGAGTGATGATGCGTACGCCATGTGTGAGGAGATGTTTACCGCTGTTGAGCAATGCAAAGCAGATATGGTAGAAGCCATCGAGGATATTGTCGAACGTATGGAGGTAAAGGATGCAAAAGCGTAGAAGCAGGTCAGATGTGATTGTAGGTGCCATACAGTCAGATTTAAGTCTTGCCATCATACGAGCCCGTAATAGACAACTGAGATCACCTATGCTAGATGATAGGATTCGTGAAAGCGGATACATTGACGGATTATTACGAGCACAGATGATTATCAGTAAATATGGGGATTATCGCATATGATGGCTAATGAAGAACTACAAGCTGTCCGTCATACTGAGCAGCGAATGCGTGCGTTAGAGATTCAGCTAAGTGCGATTATCCGAGATTTACATTCAGAAGCTATACAGATATGTGAATCGGGAGATGCTATGCCACGAATCAGTAAGCACTTACAAGAATGTAGGGAGGAGCTGAACAGAGAATGGGATGAATTGATTGATTCTCGAAACAAGGTCAAGCAAGTCATCAACCAAATAACTGACGGACAATACAGGGATGTACTGAATCTCAGATACATTAATGCATTGCCATGGGAGCAGATAGCTGTCGAACTAGGGTATTCGTGGCGACAAGTTCACAGACTTCACAAGAAAGCAATAGCTGAATTTGAAAAGATGGCATAGAATGGCACACTCTTAATTTAATATAATGTAAATGTAGTAGATAGCAGGCAGTGTCTGGCCCGCACAATATGTCTGCCTGCTGCACTGCCCCGGGGTAGACCTTACTTAGTTGAGGTCTACCCTTTTTCTTATTGAGTATCAATGATAATACCTAATTGAGAAAATAAAAATTTGGAAAAGGTACTCCGCGGGCGAAAAATGGCCGCTGGTCGCCCCCGCGCGATGGTCCTCTCTCTGTGAGAAAAATTTTCCTGTTGAATGTAGAAAGACGAATTTAGAAAGGAGTACACCTATGGCGGACACAAAACCGAGAGTGAAATTTGATGCTGCAGGCAATCTGCTCGTATCCAGCACTCAACTATGTGACCTCTTGCGGGTCACTCCGGAAATTATTTCTCGACATCATAAAGCAGGGATGCCTAAAGCCTCTGTAGGTTGGTGGAATCTCCGGGAAGTCCTCGTGTATTTAGGGCAGGCGAAAGGCGATAACGCTAAAAGCAAATCCGCATCAACTCGTAAGTTAGAAGCTGAAGCTGATTATAAGGAAGCAAAGGCTGCGCGTGAAAAGAAAATGCTAGATGTGCTTAATGGCGAGTATGTCCCTCGTGCCGATGTGGCGCAGGCATGGGCTAACCGAATATTGGAATTAAAGACATCGTTTACCAAATTAGGTAAGCGTATCGGAAGTGAGTTCACGGATCCTGAGGAACGTGCTCGTGTAGAAAAGGTGGTGAATGACCTTGTCGAAGAATACCTCGAAAGCTACGCACGCGAAGGCGAGTACACGCCGAAAGTCAAAGCCACGAGAAAAGCAAAGACCAAAGGTTGACTGGTTCCCCGAGGAATTGGAAGCGTTCAAGCCACCTGAAAGATACACCGTTTCGGAATGGGCAGATAAGTACAGGGTATTGACTAATATATCTGCTGAACCTGGACGATGGCGTACAGCGCGGACACCTTATCTCAAGGAACCTATGGACAAATTCACGGATCCTCTTATTGAAAGCATCTCGTTATGTTTCGGGGCGCAGATAGGTAAGACAGAAGCCGAACTCAATATGATCGGATATGCGTTACATCAAACCGCATCACCAGTCATGATGGTGTATCCGACGGATACTATCGCGAAATTCGCTAGTGATAAACGTGTACAACCGATGATTAGGAGTGTAGAGCCGCTTGCGAATATGTATGACGAAGGCAGTAAGCTGCTGGAGTTAGACTTCGTTAATGGGAATTACATGGTGCTTGTTGGGGCGAATTCACCAAGTAGCTTATCGAGTCGGTCAATTAAGTACTTATTCTTCGATGAAATTGATAAGTATCCAGCTTTCTCCGGTAAGGAAGCAAATCCGATTAAGTTGGCTGAGGAACGCACCAAGACATTCGTTGATAAGAAGATTGTAAGAGTGTCAACTCCTACGATTGAAGGTGGCAATATTTGGCAGTCCTATATGGATGCAAATGAACGTAAGCAGTATTACGTGCCATGTCCGCATTGCGGGGTGTCGCAGACCCTCAAATTCAAGCAGATAAAATGGCCGGAGGAACACCATGGCAATGCGGATATGATACGTGATACCGCATATTATGAGTGCGAACATTGTAAGCGCCGTATTGATGATAAGCACAAGATGGATATGCTCCGTCAAGGCGAATGGCGTGCGGTGAATGAATCAAAAGTCCGAGTTGTCCGGTCGGTTGCCTATCATATGTCATCCCTTTATTCCCCATGGGTTACCTTTGGAGATGTGGCGTATGAGTTTGTCAAATCAAAGGATAAGCCAAGTGAGTTGATGAATTTTATCAACTCTGGGTTAGCGGAACCGTGGAAATCTGCGAAAACTAAAAGCACACAGAACCTTGTGTTTACGCAATCAGAAGTTCCTCGCGGTATTGTGCCGCAACACGCACCATTACTCATTGCATCCGTCGACGTGCAGCAAGATCATTTCTGGTGGGAGGTTAGAGCCTACGCTCATGGTGTATCAAGCTACTTAGTCGATTATGGTCAAGCAAGTAGTTGGGCAGATTTAACCGAGATTCTCATTGATAGAGAATATCCATCAGAGTATGGTGAGGCCCGTAAGATTGTGAGGGCTGGTATCGATAGTGGCTACCGAACAGACGAAGTATATCAGTACTGCGCACAGTACCCCGAAGTATGTGTGCCGGTTAAAGGTGATTCTTCGCATAGTCCTCTAGCTCCGCCGTATAAGATGAGCAGCATCGAGAAGGGCGTCATCGGTGGAATGAAGCTGTACGTAGTGAATACCGATTACTGGAAGGACTTCATATTTGCACGTATGGTACGCCCGGCCAATGAGGCTGGTACAATCCATCTATTTAAGGATTGCCCTGAGGAATATTCAGAGCATCTCCGGTCGGAGGAAAAGCAAGAAATCCGAAATGTAAAGACCGGGGCAGTTACAGTGCAATGGAAACCACTAACCAGTCATCCAACAAATCACTTGTTGGATACGTGTGTATACAACGCTATGGTTGCGGACTCGGTAGGTGTTAAATACTTACCCGAATATAATCTGGATACCGATGAGGAGGACGAAGATACGGATGATGAAGACTTTAATGCAGATAGCCGAGGTTGGTTTAGTTAAGAAGGAGGTGAGACCATGAGCGCAAGAGAAGACTTGGAACGTATTCGAACGATAATCGAGGAAATTGAGACGAATGGATACGCCGAGATGTCTGTAGGTGGTAAGCGATTTAAGACGCATGACCTACCGACATTATACGCCCGTGAACGTGAGTTAATGTCTCGCGTTGATGACGAGGAAGGTAATAGTACGACATCCTACGTGTCATGGGAGCGGCGATGAACATACTCGATAAGGTAATAGCATATTTCAATCCAGAGCGTGCTGCTCGTAGGGCATATTTCCGTAGTTCGCTTGAACGTGGATATGATGCGGCGTCAACAGACCGATTAAGTGGAGACTGGATGCCAGTATTTGGTACAGCTGAACAGGTAGCATCTGGACAACGTGATTTAATCCGTGGCCGTGCACGTGCAGCAGAACTTAACAGTGATCTTGCTGAAAGTGTCGTTTTGGCGCTACTTCGGAACGTAGTAGGTACCGGAATAAAGCCACAGTGCAAAATTAAGACCCGCGCAGGAAAGCTAAATGAAAGACTCAACAAGAAAATTGAGGAGGCTTGGGCTGATTGGGTGGACAAAGAGAATGCGGATATTCGAGGAATATCTACGTTCTATGAATTGCAGGAAATGGCTCTACGCCGAATGGTCTATGACGGGGAAATCCTAATTAATATGACCTCCGAAGGCGCAGATATACCACTATCATTACAGCTTATCGAGGGCGAGAATATCGGAGCCGTATCGGTAAGCGAGAATGGCAACAGTATTGTTAATGGCGTAGAAGTTAATAAATACGGAAGACCAATAGCCTATCACGTATTCCAAACAGACCCATTAGGAATACGGTCGTTTAACGAGGCAAGGCTGCCAAGTAATAGGGCTTTTCTATTACATAAGCCTCGCAGACCTAGTGAACTGCGCGGGGTTAGTATGTTAGCACTCGTATTAAAGCGTATTCACGACGTAGATGAATACATGGATGCTGACCTTATAGCGGCTCGTGTAGCGGCATGCTTCGGCGCGTTTGTAACAAGTAGTACTGGGGGTGCCCCGATGGTTGCAAATAAGATTGACAGTAAAGGCAAGAAAGTCCGCTCGATGGCACCAGGGATTATCCAACATCTACGTGCAGGTGAATCAATTTCATTTGCGGAACCTAAGCGAAATGCTGGAACCGCATCAGAATACTCAGCGACACAAACAAGACGCATAGCGTCAGGTATGGGTCTAAGCGCGGACATAGTGACGCGCAATATTAGTGGTAACTTCTCCGCAGCTCGGCAGAATATGCTGGAGGACCAGCAATCATTCAAGCAGATGCAGCGTTTTATAATTGAGCATTTTTGTATGCCTGTATGGCGGGCTTTCATTGAAGCATGCTACCTAAAGGGAATTATCCCGGCCAATGACTATGCAGCAAACCCAAAACTTTATAAGAAAGTAGCGTGGTTAGCTCCAGGCTGGTCTTGGATTGACCCTGTTAAGGAAGTTAATGCTAACAAGGAAGCCATTAAGGCAGGACTCACAACGCTCGAGGACGTATGTAGTGCATCTGGTAAGGACTGGGAAGAAGTACTTGAACAGCGGAAGCTGGAACAGGACCGCATTAAGGAATTGGGTGTTGCCCTTGATATGAATGGGGACATAACGAATCTAGCGGATGATAACGCCACTGATATGAAAGGAGATGATAGCTAGTGGGAAAATTTGCAAAGAAGCAGCTCTTAGGTAAGTATGCCCGAGAGGCGCAAATCACAAATATCGAAGCGAACGATGATCGTACCGTCGAATTGTCCTTCTCCTCTGAAGAGCCATATGAAAGATGGTTCGGAACAGAGATATTGTGTCATGACGACGGATGCATTAATCTAGACCGTTTTAATAATGGTTTGGGTACAGTGTTATTCAATCACGACCGTGATGCCGTAGTCGGACATATCGAGAATGTGTGGATTGAAGACAATCGCGGCAAAGCGATCGTTAAATTCGACGAGGACGATGAGTCTGAAAAGATTTATCAAAAGGTGTTAAAAGGCACGCTACAGGGCGTGAGTGTCGGATATTCCATAAGCCGATACGAGGAATTAATTGATTCCGATTCTAAAAGCTCCAATGGTCGATTTACTGGCCCAGCATATGTAATCACAGACTGGGAACCGTTGGAAATTAGTATTGTGTCTGTCCCTGCGGATCCAAGTGTAGGGGTAGGCAGAAGTGTAGATGATAATGAGGAGGAACCTATGAAAGGTGATGCAAAAGCAAAAGGCACTGAGCAAAATGTGCCACAAGTAGTACCGGAAGTACCAGAGTCCGGAGTTAAAGGATTTAATGCGGATGACGCTAAAAAGTTGATTGCGGCAGAACGTGAACGTGTATCCACAATCACAAGTCTGTGTCGTGATTTCGAAGTTGATGGTGTAGATGAATTCATCAAATCCGGCAAATCTGTAGCTGAAGTTCGTGAGGCGGTAATGGACGTGTTGCGTGAACGCAATAAACCAGTATCTGTTAAAGTCGGCGAAGCAGATTCTGATAAGTTCCGCATGGCTATGCAGGATGCTTTGATGATGTCTATTGGCATTCCGGTTGCAAATCCTGCACCAGGTGCAAATGAACTTCGTTCTATGTCCTTGATGGAATTAGCTCGTGAGTCCTTAGTTCGTGAAGGCTTAACCGCTAACTATGCTGACCGTTTGGAATTGGCTCGTGAAGCTATTAACTCCACATCCTCTTTCCCAATCGCGTTGTCTAATGTGGCAAACAAAGCCTTGATGCAAGGTTATGAAACAGCTCCAACTACATTTGCCACTTGGGCGGGAAAAGGTAGTAATCGTGACTTTAAACCGGCAAAACGTATTTTACTTTCTGAAGCAGCTGAATTGAAATTTGTACCAGAGGGCGGTCAGTTCAAGGATTCCCAAATGCAAGAAGCGGGTACGAATGTTAGCGTATTTACATTCGGTCGTACATTCAGCTTGACTCGACAAGCTATTATTAATGACGATTTGGGTGTATTTAATGATATTTCGTCAAAATTTGGTCGTGCTGCAAAAAATAAAATCAATAACATGGTATATGATCTTTTAAGCGGTAATACAGTGCTAGAAGACGGAAAAGCCTTGTTTAGCGCGGAACATAAAAACTTGGCAGCTACAGGTTCTGAGTTAAGTGTTGTATCTTTATCTGCAGGCGTAGCAGCTATGCGTCGTCAAAAGCATATTGGTGAAAATCGCAATTTGAACATCGCACCTACATATTTGATTATTCCACCAGAGCTCGAAGCATTGGCTTATCAAGTAGTTAAATCTACGGTAGACCCTGCTCGTAGCAATGAGACAGTCAACCCATTTGGTGGTCGGTTTACTATCGTCGTAGATGCGGCATTAACGGATCCGCATGCATGGTATTTGGCATCTCGTCCTACAGATGTTCAAACTATCGAAGTAACGTACTTAAATGGTGTTGAAACGCCTCGAATCGAATCACAAACGGGCTTCGAAGTTGATGGTATTAAGTACAAAGTAGCAATCGATTGCAACGCAACAGCTCTCGACTTCCGCGGCTTGTACAAAAACCCTGGTAAATAATTAGTAATTGATTTAGGAGGTAACTAGATATGGCACAATTCATTCAAGAATTAGATCGTATTGATTTTAAAAATACAGCATCCGATATGATTGCCGTAGGGGACATTGTCCCTGTCGGCAAAATGCACGGCGTGGCAATTACTGATATTGCTCCTGGTGCAATCGGTGCAGTTAAGGTAACGGGATGTTTTACAGTTGATGCGGTTGTGACAGATGCATTCGCAGTAGGTGATGTTGTGTATTTTGATAAAACGCAAAAGCGTGCAACTAAAACAGACACAAACCCGGTATTGGGCATTGCCATTTCTGCAAAATCTGCAAGCGCTAAGACCGTTGATGTGGCTCTTTGGCCTAATGTAGAAAAATAATGTAAGGGCGGGCGTATGCCCGCCTACTCCATAGGAGGTAATGCACTATGAAATTAGGATATAAGTCTAATGCACTGCTTTCTGTATTTGGCGAAAAGATTACTTACAAGGGTCAGTCCATAAAAGCTAGCGTGGAGATTGGCGAATATGATGGCAAGGGTTCCGGATTCGTTGATAAAGCATTAGCTGATAAAGCTCAGATTTGGGTGCGTGCTAAGGATGTTCCTGAACCACGATCAAAAGACGAAGTGCATATCAACGGCGAGAAATGGTACGTTGATCACATTTCCAACTTTGACGGCACGATGTATTGTTTGGAAATTGTTCATAACGTGAGGGCGGTGAGACCGTAATGAATGAACCGATTACGATTACAGACACAGCCACTCCGTATCTTAATTTCATCGCGGAAACCAAACCTGACTGGATGCGTAAAGCGTTAAAATCCACAGGGTGGATGATGCAAAAAGAAATTAAGCAGGGCATTCGGTCGGGTGCACCAGGTGGACGTAGATATCCTAACTTCATGGCACCGGCTCGCAGGGCGGCATTTGAGTCAGCATTTGGTGCGAAACTTCGCAAAGTTTACCAAAGTGGAGGACGTGCAGAACGAGAAGCCTGGGGCTCGAAATCGCGAAATGCTTTACTTGATATGGGTATTAGCGCTAGGACAATCGGGTACAGTCCTCTAGGTAAGTTGTCGAATGCAGTCGGATACCAATATGACAGGGGCAAACAATCCGTCCGAGTTGGGTGGTTATCTAATTCGGCAAAACGATTGGGTGAACGAATTGAAGAAGGGTACACTAAGCAAATTACAGAGCCTATGCGTAAGAAGTTATTTGCTGCCGGTGTACCGTTACCAAAAGGAAAATCGATGTTCAAAATTCAGCCGCGCCATACTTACGGTCCTATGAAAGCTGCGCTACAGCCTAAGCTTAAACCTTATATCGAGGATAAGATAGGCGACTACGCTATTTATGGACCGGCAGCACAATCAGCATCTCGACGTAACTACAAGGTAAGGTGATTTGATGCAACAAACAATTCCACTGTCGCGCATCGTTGAACGTTGGGCTGAAGCCCTAGCGAATGATGAAGCGTTGACTAAATTTTGCAATGACAAATACGGAAAGCCAGCGCAACTGTATGTCGGCTATGACGATGTCGAAGCACCGCTTGAAGAAGATTGCCCTTGCATCATATTACTGCCGAGTAATAAGAACGAAGGGCTTGCGGATACCTACACATACTCGTTAATGATCGTTTGGGGCATTGTCCGCGAAGGTGCGACTCGTGTTAAAAATATTATTCGGTACGATGGAGCGCTTGAATCGGATAACCTAGGGCAGTTAATTATCGAATGTATTTGTAAGGTGAATCCAGCCTTTCCGGTAATCGACATTGATTATGAATTAGACTCAATGAATTGGCGCCCGGTGTTCACCGGACGATTAACAGCTACTATAGAAATTCCGCATGTAATCGGCGGGAACATTGAATATTAAAGGAGGAAATGCATATGGCAACAGCAAAACGTGCACAGGGTTCTCAGTCCCATGTGGCGATTGCATTTGAGGCGGATTTTGGTACAACGCCATCCACTGGCGGTGTAATCACGCCAATCATATCTAGCTCCGTGAGAGCTAGTCAAAACTTAAATGACTCCACTGTGATACGTGGTGATCGTAATCCTGCAGCGCCATTCCGTGGCAACATTGACACGTCCGGTAGTTTAACCGTGCCTGTTGGTGTTATTGACATCGGATACTGGTTAAAGGCTGCATTCGGGCAACCGACTTCTAATACAACTGGCCAAGCGCCAAATAAGAAGTCTGAGCATATATTTAAAATCGGCAACACAATGCCGTCGCTAACTATCGAACAGGGATACCCTGATGTTAACGTATTCCAGCAGTTCGCAGGCGTACGAGTTAGTAAATTAGGATTTAAGTTTGGCGGTGACTCCGAACTTACAGCAACTGTGGACGTAATGGGTTGTAAGGAAACCTTAGCGGCTACTACATTCGATGCTGCAGCTAAGGCAGTAAATTTTTTACCATTCCAAAACCTTAACGCAACCATTAAAGAGGGTGGCGTTACCGTAGCCAATATTCTAAGTTGTGATATCAACTTTGACTTTGGCTTGGACGGCGACTCTTATGCTATCGGCGGTAAAGGTTTTAGAACGTATATCGACCCAGGTATTGCGTCAATTTCCGGGACAATTAAAGCGTTCTTCCAAAATAAGGACCTTTTAAACAAAGCGGTTAACGGTACAGAATCCAGTTTGGAATTACGCCTTGAACAAGATGACTGGTCGCTTACATTCAAGTTGCCAGAACTTGTGTACGAACGACAATCTCCAGGCATCGATGGTCCACGTGGCGTCAATATTGAATTACCATTCAAGGCGTACTATCGTGCAGATTCCGGTCGTTCTGCATCCATCATTACATTAGTTAATAATCAAGAACAATACTAGGAGGTGCCAACATGGCATTTGAAGATATTCAAGTAAGAGGCTTAACATTCGCTGAACGTGGTGAATTAATTAAATCTGGTTTAGACCCATTGTATACCCCAGTTCCGGAGGAAGCACCGGACACAGAACGTCTATTACGTTCTCGTGACCTTGCACAATGGATTATGCAACACATCTATGGCTTGACCGAAGATGAAATCAACGCAGCACCAGATAATGATCTTATGGAAATTGCGCTTGATACGATGCGTTTTACGCACGAAAAAAAGGCTGAAATCGAAAAAAACTAATTGATGCGTGGAGTTGGCTCAACTCCGACAAACCGAAATACTGCTCTGATTGCATCAAGATGCAACGTGAGACTAAACAGCATTTTGACTGCTCGGAGTGTGAGTTTAATTCCCCGCATCAATTAGACGGAACGCGACAAGCAATGCGAGTATACAATGCAAGCCGGATGCAGCGACGTTGGCATTCAGGTGGTATTGCTGGATTTGATATGCCAGCGGTGTTAGAAGTGGCGAGGGCTTACGGCATCGAGCCACTACCACACCTTATCGATTTGCTTGTAATCTTAGAAGCCAAAGAATTGGAGGTGGCGCACAAGAATGGCCAATAATTTAATTGATATTGTCGTTCAGCTGACCGATAAGAATACGGAAGCAGGACTCAAGAAAATTACTGCAAGTGCCGAAGGCGCCAAATCCGCCCTTGGCAAAATGAAGAATGACCTTATGGCGATAGGTGCCGGTGTTGGTGTAGTAGGCATCGGTGCCAAACTTGCCAAAGAGGCAATTCAATGGGACGTAGCCGTTAAGAAACTATCAGGGATTACCGGTGCTACGGCAAAAGAAACCAGCGAACTATTAGCAGTGGCCAATTATATGGGTGTTGCTATGGAGGATAGTGCTGGTGCATTTGCTAAGTTCTCTAAGAACGTCGGAGCAGCCAAAGAGAAAATGGAAGTCGCTCGGGCAGAGGGGAAACTCGGTACCGATATATTTAGTAAATTAGGCTACACGCTTGAAGACATCCAAGGCAAGAACACCGTTGAAGTGTTCAAGATGATACAGGAACGTCTAAGAGGCATGAAAGACGGGGCTGAAAAGACTCGTGTCGAAATGGAACTCTTTGGGCGTACTGGCTATCAAATGCACGCCATGCTCAACATGTCCGCTGAGCAGATGGAAAAGGTGGCTGAACGTGCCAAGGCAATGGGGCTTATCATCGACGATGATGCAGCATCTAAGTCCGCAAAGCTAAATCGGGAATTAAAGGATTTAGAGAATACAGGGAAACGCCTTGCAGTATCTATCGGTCATGAGTTAGTTCCTGTATTTAACGACTACGCAAAAGGCGTGTTAGATGTAGCTAAAGAATTCGAGACAATGACCGCCGAGCAGAAGGAAGCTATCGGAGGTATTGTCAAATTCGGTGCAGAAGCCGGCGCAGTAATTATAGTTATGAGATCACTGACTAGCGCACTTGGATTTATGCGATTGGCCACACTTGCTGCAGCAGGTCCTTGGGTAACATTAGCTACAGTAATTGGGCTTGCCGGGAAAGCATTACTTGATTTCCGTTACAATGAAAAAACATCTGGCTCTTACATGGGGGTAGATGTTGATGGCAAACGTATTCATAAGAATACGAACTCAACAACAGGCTTATCTGACAAGTTTAGGGAATCACACGATACTCGATATTGGATTGAGGATAGTGCGTGGCTGGGTCTTGTAAAGAATGACCGCTTAGCTACTAAAGAGGAAGGCGCTAGAATCGATGCGGCTTTAAAGCAAAAAGAAGAGGCTGATGCTGCAAAAGCGAAACTCGATGAGGAACTCGCAAAAGCAAAAGAGGACCTTGCTAATGGTGGAGGATTAACTAATACTGAGGCTATCAATAAGGCAAACGAGGAAGCAGCGAAAGCGGCCAAAGCTCAAGAACAGGCTGCTAAGAAAGCCCAACAAGCAGCCGAGAAGTTAGCAAGTGCCGTAGAGCGCATGTCTGAATTATATCGGTCTCTTACTTTGCAAAGCTTACAAATTGACGGCAGTCAATATGAAATCGATAAACTAACAGCTAAAAACCAGTATGAGTCAAACGAAAAAAATATTCGTGATATTATCCGCTCTGTTTCGGGTTTGAATAGCGGGGCTATAGGACAAGCCTCAGGTGTACTAGAAGCAGCTAACGAACAACTTGGCAAGGCATACAAGTTAGGAGCAGATGGTACATGGGCAACGGATTGTGGCAAGCTATTCTCTGATGCGGTTAAGCAGTCACTAGGAGCGGACGTACCCCGCCGAGTCGATAAGTTATGGGAAGCGGCGGCTGCTGTAGGGGCTTGGCACCCAGAAGGTGACGGATACATTCCTAAAGCCGGCGATGGTGTGGTTGTACTTGGTGATGAACACATTGTTATTAGTGACGGGAACGGAGGCTATACTGGTGCTAATACAAATGGAGTGGTCGCTAAGCCATCTGTTACCGCAGATTTCGGTGCTATCACTGGATATATTGACACAGCTAAGTATGCAGGTGCTGCATCAAGCGCCACTGCTGATTCTGTCGGCAGTGCAGAAAATGCTAAGAAACTAGCTGAGTCTGACCTAACTGCTTCCGTTCGTGCTAAGAATGAAGAGTTGTATCAAAAGCGATTAGCCGAAGCACAACGAAATCAGGCTATCCGCGTTCGCAAGATGAACGAGGATATTAAGAAACTCGATCTTGAACGCACAGGCGACCGGTTGCAATTACTCAAATCGGAAGCTGAAGCGCAAAAGGCGCAGATTGACGATAACGTTCGTGAGTACACAAAAGCGGTAGGCGATAAGGAACTCGCTGAAAAGAAAGCTCAGGCAGAGCGCCTAAAATTGGCATCTGATACTGAGCAGAAAATCAGAGAGTTAGCTTACACCCAAACGAGTGAAACCATTGATCACTTAACCAATATGGTTACTCTTGGTCGATTATCTCGTAGTGATGCAGATGCTTTACTTGCTGAAGAGTTAAAGACCTATATTGACTATGCACGGAGTGAAGTCAATGAGGCCCAGTTAACGGCTACTCAAAGACTGCAGATTGAAAAGAACCTATTAGAGTCTCAACAAAAACTATGGGAACTCGCAGGTCGCAGTCTGAAAACGAGCCTACAAGAAGCGGCGCGTCAGTATAAGCAAGAAACTACCAATTATGCGGACCTTGCTAAATCGACTTTCGATAGCACGATGAGCTCTATCAACTCGGCATGGACAAATAATCTCGAGGCTATGGCAACAGGAACGAAGTCATTTAGTAAAGGTATTAAGGACATATTCAAGGATATGACAAACGCCATCATCAAAATGATGATACAGTTGACTTTCCAACAATACGTCATGCCTAAGTTGCAAGGATTATTTGGCGGCGCCGTTAGTGGTATTGGTTCACTAGGTGCTGCAAAAGGGACATCGTCCTTTGCTGGTGGTGGTTCGTTTAGTTCTGCATTTACGGGCAATCGATTTGCCGCCGGAGGAAAAACGAACCCAGGGCTTATGTTGGTTGGTGAAAACGGACCAGAACTATTACAGTCCTCTGGATCCCATCGTATTTACACAGCAAGTGAAACTCGTAGATTGGTAGGTGGCGCTACAAGCAACAATGTAGTTGTTAATATCATCAATCAGTCTGGCCAAGAACTCGAAAGCAAACAACAGAACTCTCGGTTCGATGGCGAAAATTATGTTATTGATGTAGTAGTTCGTGCTATGGAATCAAACAAGGGAGGTATGCGTGACGCCATCAAGGCATCCGCAGTATAACTATGGCAGTATTTCCAGATATTCGATGGCCGATATATCCAATTCAGGAGACTACTCCAGATATTTCGTATAAAGGCCAAGTTGAAAACATGACGCTAATCACTAGGAAAAAGACGACAAAGACCCGGAGGACATATTCCGTAGGGTACAAGTTGCCAACAGCTGAGTATCAACGATTGCGCACATTCTTCGATGAAGTCAACTGTTCCGGTATCTTTGATTGGGTTCATCCGGAAACCCGTGAAACACTTCATGTGCGATTCGCTGATCAGTTAGACTTTGCGGCGAATGACTACGGAGTGTGGATGGGAACCGTGAAATTACAGGAGGTATAACATGTTACCGCTCTCAACGGCATCGATTTTAGAGAAAAACCAAATATCGGCCACAGGTGTATGGTTAATGCTGTTAGAAATATCCTATAAAGGGGATACGATTCGATTGGTATACAATACGGAGAATATCCAATTTCAAGGTAATACCTATATCGCATTTCCATTTACCATTCAAGATGTCACCGAGAATGCAACGGATTTGCCTAATATTAAGTTATCTGTATCTAACGTTACTCGGACAATCCAGCGTATGGCAGAGTCTAATAATGGATTCACTGGAGCCAATATCATCATTCGTGTAGTGAATACGAATATACCTGATGTGTGCGAGCAAGAGGAGCATTTCGTAATTACGGGAACTCATGCAAACGCAGAATGGATGGAGTTTACACTGGGTACTGACTTTAGCTTTACTCGACGATTCCCGTTAATCCGTGTGATGAAGGATTTCTGCCCGTTCAAATTTAAAGGGGTTCAATGTGGATATAAGGGTCACGAAAAGCAATGCAATAAAACCCTAGCGCGATGTCGTGAATTGGGGAACAGTACTCGATTTGGAGGAGAACCTACTATTCCGCAAGGAGGACTATATGCATCCAATAAGTGATTTGACTGATATGATAGGTACCCCATTCTCGGAAATGAAATGCTGGGATGTAGTTGTTGAGGTATATCGGCGTAGTGGAATATCACTACCCGAATATACCCAAATCCAAATGGATGAATGGCGCGAGGTTCGTGAGCCAATGCCAGGGAGTGTTTTGGTGTTTGCGTTATATGGTAAAAATCTCGATCATGTAGGGGTTTATCTTGGTGAAGGTAAATTTATACATGCTACTGAACACAGTGGCACATGTATAGAACATATATCAAAGTACGTGCCTCGATTGAAGCACATTTATGAAAGGAAGGAGTAGCAGATGGTTAACGTAATTATTGTAAATAATCCGTTCAAGCCAGAGCAACGGGATACAAAATATTTGCCATTTAAAAAGGGTAAGTCTATCAGCTATTACTTCAACGCACCTGGGGAATGGGCGTATTCAGTAAATGGACATGAGGCGGCGCCGGATACAGTTGTAAACGATGAAGACTACATTGTAGTAATGCCTCGAGTTGAGGGCAAATTCTTTGGTGTTCTTCTATCAATAGGGTTGGCTGTATTTACCGGTGGTATTGCTTCAGGTGCTATCTTTGGTATTCAAAGCTTGATTTGGCGGTCAGTAATTGCTATGGCAGTAGGGATGATAGGTAATGCTATTGTCTCAAAGCTAACTGCTCCTAAAGTTGACCGTTCGAATTCCGAACAGTCAAATACATATGGCTGGGG